CCCGAGGTCGTCACGCTCCACGCCGTGACGGTGTCCTCCCCCGCCTTCAACGAGACATCGGGGAAGACGGCGCGGAACGCGGGGGAGCGGACGATGTCGCGGACGAAGCGGGTCGTTCCCGTCGCCGCCTCGTCGTTCTGCGAGACGATCTTGATGCGGGTCGCGGGGCGCACGCCGAGCCACCACGCGACGAGATAGGACAGGGTCGAGGTCTTGGCGTGACCTCGGGGGAGTTCCGCGTACCACGACAGGTTCCCGAGCGCGTGGGCGAGGAGGTCGCGCTGAAGCCCGCTGACGGGCTTCCCGAGCGCGAGGGCGAGGAATGCGTCGGGGGACTCGCGAGCCGCCCTGACGGCATCCTCGACGGTCAGGCGCGACGCTGCGACAGGCTCGCCGCCACCGCCGCCATCTGATCGTCCGACAGGCTTGCGAGAACCTGCACCCGATCGGTTGCCTCCCCGCTTGCGAGGCGCATGATCCGATCCAGTTCGACCGCCGCGTCGGTTCGCTGCGCGATCAGGTGGCTGATCGCCTCCGACGCTCGGATTCGGTCGCGGGTCGCCGACTGCGGGTTTCGCACGATGTCGAGAAGCGATTGCGGGATCTCCTTCCAGACCTCGGTCGGCACATCCCACCCTTGGTAGACGATCGCCTCCAGAGTGCGGAGATGCTCGCGCCGCCGCCATTGGGCGTTGCGCTCCTCCGTCGCCCCCGTAGCCCCCTCGGGGATCTCGGGGGTTCGGACATGGTCCCTCGGTGTCACGGGCGCATTGTAGCCTTCCCCCGCAAATGACAACCCCCGCTCGCGGCGGGGGTCGTCGGTCGGTCTGGTTGCCGTTCAGTCGCGGTAGTAGCCCGCCGCCTCGACCGCGTCTTGGAACTCGTCGGGACGCGTTTCCCAATGCAGGTTTCCGCGATACGCGAGTCGGCGGACATGGGCGAGGAACGCAGACGGGCGACCGTACTGGCGTTCGACGCGGACCGCGCCGTTGCCCGCGTTCCGCGCCCACGAAGCGTTGCTCGCGCAGACGAAGCGCGTTTCGTGGGCAAAGACTTCCCCGTTCCGCCTGAATCCGATCGTGACTTCGTACCAGTTGCATTCCCCGCTCTGGATCATCGCGACCTCGCGGGCGTTGATGCGGGCGAAGAGTTCGGCGGTCGTTTCGGTCTGCATGGCTGTCTCCTTGGGTTAGGTCGAGCGACTTGCTCGACATGAGGACTGTACCATCATCGGCGATGGGGTCAACCGCCCTTGAGCAAAAAACGGCAACTTTGTGAAAACGCCCCCCGTTTGGCGGGGGGGCGACTCTTCCTCATCGGGTCGCGAGCCTCGCGATGCGCTCGGCGCGTTCGCGCAGGCTTGCCGCGCCGTTGAGGCGCGAGTTGTGAACCGAAGCGGAGTAGCGGTCGAACGAGTCGGCGCGGTCCTGCGCCTCGCAAACGCCGCGCTCAATGTCGTCGGCACGCTCGGTCAGCGACTTCGCGTGGGCGAGGGCGGCATCGCGACCGACCTGCGCGATGAACTTCTCGACGCTCGCGTTGCGGCACGACTCGGCGAGGTGCAGTTTGAAAGCGTGATTCGCGCTGTGGAACATCTTCGCGGCGTACACGCGCTGCTTCTCCGACCATCGCCCGTGCTGCCGCAGGAGCGAGGCGGCGAAGGCGCGAATGCTCGCGGTGCGACCGTTCTTCGCGTAGAACTCGACGCTCCACCGCTCCTGCTCGGCGAAGTCGCACGCGATGCCGTGCTTCTGGCAGTCGAGGTCGTAGGCGAAGGTCGTCGTGGTCGTGTTCTGCATGGCTGTCTCCTTGGTTGAGCGCGAGCGACCTGCTCGGCGCGTGGATAGTACCATCATCGGCGATGGGGTCAACCGCCCTTGAGCAAAAAACGGCAACTTTGTGGAAAAAGGACGACCCCCGCCAGACGGCGGGGGTCGTCGGTCGGTCGGTCGTTTCAGCCCGCGACCATCGCCTTGAACTTCGCCTCGGGGACGAACTGCGTTCCGACATAGATGCGGGCGGGGAACTGCGCGTACCACGATCCGCGCTTCGACATCTTCCAAACGATCTGCTGCTTGATCGTGACCTCCTCCGCGATTCCCGCCTTACGGACGGTCATCATGTAGTCGCTGCGCTCTCGGAGGATCGTGCAGGACTCGACCGCGCCGATCTTGCCGAGGATCTTGGTGTGCCACGCGAGGAGCGTGTTTGCTGCCTGCTGCGCCGCGTCCGCCTCGACCTTTGCGTCGTCAATCGTGGTCGAGAACGAGTAGCGGAGCATGGAGACGAGCGGGCTGTAGCCCTTGTCGCTCGCGTAGTTCATCACATGACCGTCCGCCGCGTTGTAGTACCCGTCACGGCTCTGCGCCATGCGCCCGTTCCCGAGGTCGTACTTCGCGACAACCTTCGCGAACTCGCGGCGAAGGCGGTCGGCGATCTCGGTCTTCAGCGAGTCGAAGTTCGCGAGGAGGGCGGTAGCGATCGGATCGGTCGGGAGGTTGACGGACATGGCTGTCTCCTTGTCGTTTCGGCGTTCCCCGCCGCAGGGGTGCGAGCGACTTGCTCGACACGGGAACTGTACCATCATCGGCGATGGTGTCAACCGCCCTTGAGCGAGAATCCGAGATTTTTCGCGATTGCCTGTCCGAGCCGCCTTTCGCTGTCGCAAAAGGCTCTCGGAGCCGCAGTCGGGTGTCGGTCGTGCCAGACCCCCGCTAGCCCTAGGAGGGGCTTCGGGGGTCGGCTGACACGGTCGTCGCGCCAGACAGCGAGGCAGCACGGTGAGCGGCAGGAACACCATGACCCCGTTTCCGAGGTCACGGGAGGCAGCGACGGAGCCGCAGCGAGGTTTCCCTTGCCCCCTCTTTCACCATTTCGACGGGCCGTCCGCTTCCGAGGGGGAGGAGCGCGAGCGCGAGGCTCGGCGCGAGGTAGGGTCAATCCTCGCGGCTTGGATCCCTGCACGGGATCGCCCTAGGCCAGAGACGGCGCGTCTGGCGGCGCGGAATCACTTGCGGGTCAGACCCGTTTGACATTCCCCGTTTTCGCGGTAGGATTCGACCGCGCAAGATGACTCGTCGTGCGCCTCACTTTGCAGAGGCAAGGCGCACGGCACGCGAACGATACCGTCTCGGTGAGCGAAGGCAAGCCGAGACGGTGTTTTCACAAGTTATCCCGAAGTTACCCACACGCTCCTTGTCCCCCGCCTGCTCCGTGCATGATGCCCGTGACGCAGGCGGGGTCTTTTTTGCGATTTCCCGAGAATCCGATCAAGTCGTGTTGCGCCCATCGCCGAAGATGGTACTGTGTCGATGTCGGGCAAGTCGCCCGAGCCGAGCGCGGCGGTCCCGCGCATGACAGGAGACGACAATGCCGACTCTCGCAAGCGTCGCGCCCGTCCGCACGATCACGCCCGCCCGACACGGTCGGAAGGGCAACAAGTGGTGCGGTCCGACCGCCATCAGCATCCTGACGGGATGCACGACGGATTCTGCGGAACTCGCGCTCAAGGCTCGCCGAGCGAGCCGAGCCGCCGTCAAGGGGACGACGGTGTTTGAGGTCAACTGCGCTCTCTCGCAGTTCGGCTTCCGTCTGCACCCGTGCCTCTCGGCTGCGGACGGGCGCACGATCGCCGCGTTCGTGGACGGGCGCATCGACGGGATCGACATCGACCCCCGCGCCGCCTACCTCATCTCTGCCGCGCACCATTGGCAGGTCGTGCAGGGTTCGTGGTTCGCGGACAACCGAGGTCTGCGCCGCACCGACGACGCGACTTTCCGACGCGGCGTGATCCGCGCCGTGTACCGCGTCGAGCGGTTCGCGCTCGTCGCCGACTTCGCCGCGATCGACCGCAGGCATCGCGAGATGCTCGCGGCGATCCCCCGCTGTCTCCGGCGCGGGGGCAATGCGTCCGCCCCCCGATTCCCCCCCCCGACCCCTAGACAAGGACGAAGACGACATGACCGAAGAACGATTCAACGGATGGCGCGACTGGACGACTTGGAATGTCGCTCTCTGGCTGCGCGAGGAGTTCGCCGCAGCGATCGACCCTCTGCCGCAGACGGCGGACGAACTGCGCGACCGCGCCGAGGAGATCATCGGAGAGGCGCAGGGATCCCCGAGGAACTGGACGGTCGTCACCCCAGACGGCGCGATCGTCTCCGAGGCGGATTGGGACGAGATCCTCGCCTCGCTGCGGGAGGATGCGTGATGCCGCGTGCGTGGACGATGCCGCGTCACTACATGGGCGCGTCGTGGGACGGTTGGTTCGTCGCGCCGTGCGGTCGCTCGCGTGACTCGGACGCGATCGAACGAGCGAACTGGTCCGAGCAACTGGAGCGGCTCGGGGGCGAGGACGGCGAGCGCGTCGTCGTCGTGCGCGAGTCGAACTTCCTGTGCGGGTGGGTCGAGTGGGTCGCCCTCGCGGCTGACGCGACCGACCTGCACGCGATCGCCGACGACATCCAAGCGAAACTGGACACCTACCCGATCCTCAACGAAGACGCGGTCGAGTGGGAGGAACTGGACGAAGATTGAAGTTGCCATCCGCGAAAAGCCGATAGACTGAACGCGGGCAAGTCGCCCGAACCGACGCGGCGGGACCGCGACCGACAGGAGCAGACAATGGACCACGAACCGACTCTCATCGACTTCATCGGCGGCGCGATCGCCGCGCTCGCCCTCGTCCTCCTCGCGATCCTCATTGTCTGACTGGAACCGCCATGCAGAACCGATTCATCAAGCCCATCGTGACGCGGGTCGCGCCCGACGACCTCCCCGACGAACTGATCCGCCCCGAGACGAATCACAAAGTCCCCCCCGACGAGTTGCCTGAAGGACACGAATCGTTTTCGCTGTTCACGACCAACGCCACGCTCTACCACGACGCGGAGGATGACCTGCATTGGTGGGCGGTCGATGCGTTCATGCGCCCTCATCGCCAGATCGGGCGCACGATCCGCTTCACCTCGGCGACCGAGGTCCGCGACGGCGACCGCGCCGATGAGGTCGGACGCGAGTTCGGCAAGGCGATCCTCGCCATGTTCTCGGAGGGCGACGACGATGACTGACCCAGAAGACCGCATCGGATGCGTCGTTCTGACGATCAAGGGGGGACGCGAGACGGTCGTCCTCGACACGACGGACGGCGAGATCCGCGTCGAGGTGTCCCCGCAGGGGGGCAACAAGGTCCGCGTCGTCCTGCGTGCGCCCAGACGCATCCCGATCCGTCGCGAAAAAAATCTTCCGATTCCCGCCGAAGTCGCTTGACCCCATCGCCGACGAAGGTACTATCCCCTCATCGGACAAGTCGTCCGACCCGTGCGGCGCGGAACGCCGCGAGACAAGGAGACAGCCATGTACACGAAGTCCGAAGCCCGTCTGCTCAAGGCTATGTGCGCCGCCGACATCGCGCCGCGTCCGATGACCTTCGCCGCCGAGTGCGCCCGCTGCAACGCGAACGACCTCTGGAAGCGTCGCAGGGAACTCGCGGAGCGCGGCGGTCGGATGTGGGTGTACGCCCGCTGCCGCGTCTACGCGAAGGCTCTGGAGGACGCGCTCGCCGTGAACGGTCTGGCGTGGTCCGAGCCGCGCTTCGCGGTCTACCCGATCACCAACCCCGTCACCGAGGAGTGGGATTCGGATCCGATTTGGGAGGGCGACACTCACGCCGAGGCGAAGGCGGCTATCGACCGCGACTGGTGTCGGGATTTCGGGTGGGTGATTGTTGACCGTGTCGAGCGGATCGCCGACCACGGCGATCGCACCGTGCGGATCGGGGGTGCGCGTTGACGCTCTTCGATCAGGCGGAAGCCGACCGCCGGCGCGAGCAGGGACTCGCGGCGGCGACCGCGACCGAGGCGCGACAGGCTCTTCTCGCGCAGGCGCAGGCGATCGCCGTCGCGCTCTGCGACGCGATGGGAGCCGTGACCTCTGACGATGTCGCGCTCGCGATGTCGAAGCGCGGTCTGGACTACGACGCGCTCGGGAACGCTGCGGGAGCGGTGTTCCGAGGAAACGGTTTCGTCTGGACGGGCGAGGCTCGCAAGTCCGCCAGACCCTCGACGCACGCTCGCGTCATTCGCGTCTGGACTCGCGGCGAGCGAGGTTGACATCGGCGGCGCGGGGGTAGGATGCCCGCATGGACCCTACCCCCGCGCCTCTTCCCCCACGCAGACCTCGCGGATGGATCCCGCGAGAAACCGTGATTGCGATCCGCGAGGCAGTTGCCTCGGGCGAGCCGCAGAAAGCAGTCGCGCATCGCTTTCAAGTCTCGCGATCCGCCGTCTGCCGCATCGTCTCGCAGAAGCGGCACGCGAAGCGGGAGCAGCGACCCGATGCAGTTTGAGGCTCTCGGGCGACCTGCGCCGCAGGGAAGCAAGCGGCTCGTCACGACGCGAAGCGGGCGCACCGCGATGATCGAAACCTCGGCGCGGCTCAAGCCGTGGCGAAGCGTCGTCGCGAGCGCGGCGGTCGAGGCGGGCGCACGGGTGACGGACGCGCCCGTCTCGCTCTCAATCGTCGCCCGCTACCAACGCCCCGCGTCGCACCTGAAGCGGGACGGCACGGCGCGAACTGGTGCGCCGATCCGCCCGTCCTACGGAGACGCGGACAAACTGGCGCGAGCGATCTGCGACGCGCTCTCGGGAGTCGCGTACCGAGACGATCGACAGGTCGCGCTCCTGCGGGTCGAGCGGCGATGGTGCGAGGACGGCGAAGCCGAAGGCGCAATCATCGAACTGTGCGAGTTGACATCCTGAACGACCTCGGTAGAATGGCAATCGCCGTCGCGGTGACGGCAAGACAAGGAGGACACAATGCATCAGTCGGAAACGATCGGGAGCCTCGCGGGCGCACTCGCGAAGGCGCAGGCGCAGATTCGCAATCCCGCGCTCGACGCGGTCAACCCGCATTTCAAGAACCGCTACGCGAGCCTCGCGTCGCATCTGGACGCGATCCGCGCTCCTCTCGCGGCGCAGGGACTCGCGATCGTGCAGAGCGTTGAAACAGGCGACGGACAGGTCGCCGTCGTGACGACGCTGATTCACGCGAGCGGCGAGTGGATGCGCTCGGGGGTGGGTATGCCCCTCCCCGAGCGGTCCACGGCGCAGCAGTTGGGGTCGGTCGTGACCTACCTGCGGAGGTACTCGCTCGCGGCGTTCTGCCTGATCGTCGGCGACACCGACGACGACGCGGACGGCGACCGCAGGGACCGCGAGGAGCCGCGCAGGGAGTCAGCCGCCGCCCTGCTCGACCCCACGCCCAAGAAGGCTACGAAGCCCGCTCCGAGGGCGGACGCGCCGCGCAAGCGTGGCGCGTGGGAGGAGCGCGGCTCGGACATCGTCCAGATCCGCCGCGTCGTGCAGCGCGAGAACGGTCTGGTCGCCGTGCAGGCGAGTCGGGCGGACGGCGCGACCGAGTGGGTGCAGATGACGCACGCGCAGTCGCGCAGCGTCTCCGAGGGCGCGAGGATCGACCTCGCGTGGGAGTGGTCGCCGTTGGGCTTCTATCAGGCGACGATGATGTCGTCGCCTCCGAAGGCGAGCGACTTCCGCGACGAGAACGGCGAACTGATGATCCCGTTTGGAGGTGACGAATGAAACGATCCGAGCGCAGTACAGTCGTCTATCTGGTCATCCTCAACCATCCCGAGGCGACCGAGTGGCAATGGGCGCAGACGCGGGAGGTGGCCGAGCAACTGGAGCAGGCTGCGAAGTTTCGTCACCAGTTCCTCAAGACAGAGATCCGAGAGATCAAGGTCGCGACGACCAAGGCGGGGATCTGCGCCTTTGCGAAGGCACTCATGGAGCGACGACTGTGACCGACGACGAAGACATCACGGCGATGATCGGGCGCGAACTCTCTGCGATGGATGACCGAGAGTTCGTCGCGAACGGATCGCTGATCCTGCAAACGATTCAAGCCCTCGACCGACGCAAGGGCGAGGACGACCTCGACGCGCTCGCGGGCAAGGTCGAGGCGCAGATGGACGGAAGGATGCTGTATCTCGCGGTCTGCGCCCTGTCCGTCTTCTGCTACGCGGAGAGCGAGCGACGGATCGCGAACCGCAAGGCCCGCATCACCACGCGACCAGAGGAGAATGGAAATGACAACTGAAGACACCTTGCACCGACTGCGCGTCGCCACCAAGCGCACCGACCTGTCGCCCGAGGACTCCACTCTAATCGGCGATGCGTATGCGGAGATCGCCCGTCTGCTTGAGCGCGTGCGCCATCTCAAGGCGTGTTTCACGCCGTCCTCGGACGATCAGCGCGTTGATCTGCGCGACAGGCTGATGGACCTGTGCGAGCGAGGCGCGGGCTTGAGCGACGCGGAGTCGGACTTGATCGGGGAGGCTGCGCTCGCGATCATCGGGTTCAACCAGACGCTGCGCGGGATCCGAGATTCCAACCTGAAACTCGTCGTGGAGAAGAACAGGGCGATCATCGGCCTGCGAACCGCGCTCTACCAGATCGCGGAGAATGAGGATGAACCCTACGCTCGCGACACGGCTCGCGACGCGCTTCAGACGCATTCGCTCAACGGGGGTGGCGCATGAGCCTGTGGGAGATTTCGACGGAACTGCAAGGTCTGCTCGCCGTCTGCGACGCGCACGGCGCACGCAGCGCGGAGATCGAATCCGCGCTTGCCGACCACATCGGCGCGTTGCAGGAGGCGTTCGACGCGAAGGCGGACGACTACGCCGCGCTGATTCGTCTGTGCGACGCTCGGGCGCAGGCGCGTTCCGAGGAGGCGCGTCGTCTGCTCTCGCTCGCGGACGCGGACATGGTCCTCGCGCAGCGTCTCCGCGAGGGGCTGCTGCGGACGATGCAGGCGATCGGGCGCGACAGGGTCGAGACGGCGCGGTCGCGCATTGCCGTCCGCAGGAACGGAGGCGCGGTCCCGATCGTCATTGAGGACGAGAGCGCGATCCCGAGCGATTTCCAGATCCCGAAGGTCGCGATGACCATCGACCGCACGGCGATACGCGATGTTCTGGAGCGCGGAGGAGTTGTGAATGGCGCGAGGCTCGGCGAGCGCGGCGTGCGCCTCGACCTGCGCTAGACTGACCACGCCGACGCGGTTTCCTCCCCGCGACGGCACACCGCCGCCCGCCCCTCGCACCCGAGGGGCGGGTGTTTTCTTTTTTCTCGGATTCTTGCTCAAGGTCGGTTGACACCCCTGCCGATGATGGTATAGTCACCACATCGGACAGGTCGTCCGAACCCTGCGGCGGGGAACGCCGCGAGACAAGGAGTCAGCCATGCAGCAGCACGAAACCGCCACCTCGTTCTACGCCTTCGTCGCCACGGTTCTCTCGGCGGTCGAGGGAGTCAAGAACACGCCGATGCAGTCCTCGTTCTGCGCGGCGGATCTGGAGCAGATCGCGAAGTCGTGGTGCAACGCGACGAGCGACAAGCGCAATCGGGCGATTGAGGAGGCGCACTCCGCGAAGGACTCCGCAGACATGACGACGGAGGAGAACCGCCTCGCGCACTCGCTCCGCACCGTCATGGCGGACAACATGGACGAACTGCACTCTGCTATGTGCCGCCTCGCGAGCGCGTTTCAGCGGATCGCGGCGAACAACCGCCGCTATGCGCGAGACGAAGAGAATGCGCGAGTCGAGGCGAAGATCGCGAAGGAGGACCAGAAGTGAAGATCAAGACCCCCAACGACATCAAGACCGCCGTCCGCGCCGCCCTTGTCCTGCAAGGGCGGTCGCGGCACTCCCTAGTGCAGCAGGGCATCGCGAGCCGCGTCTGGACGCGGCACACGGGCGAGTGCCTGCTCGCCGACGACGCGACGCACATGGGGCAGCGCGTGCCGACGATCGTCAACGCGCTCGCGCTCCTCGACCTCGCGGGTCTGGAACTGGTCGTTCGCGAAAAAACTCGGAATCCCCTCAAGGACGCTTGACCCCATTGCCGATGAGGGTATAGTCCTCGCATCGGGCAGGTCGCCCGAGCCGCACGGCGCGGAACGCCGAACGACAAGGAGACAGCCATGCAGACCTACCCCGACGCTGATTCGATCAAGACCGAGATCGCCCGCCGCTGCATTCGCGGCAACCGAACGCTCGTCTCCATCGCGACCTTCCTCGACCTCGACCGCAAGGCGATGGCGCGTGTCGAGCGCGCCGCGTCGCGGTTCCCTGAACTGTCGGACGCGGAAACGATCGTCCGCTACTACAGGAATAGCGTCGTCTGGCGGCGATGGATCCTGCGTGCGAATCTCGCGGACATCGCGATGTTCGCCCGCGCATTCGCGAAGGGAGGTGCGGCGTGAACTGCCCTACCTGCAATGGAACGGGTCGCGTGCGCGAGTCTCACGGCGGCGGGGCTTGCGAGTTCCTCGTCTGCGAGTGTCAGGACGACACCTGCACCTGCGACGACTGCGGGCGCGTCGTCCCGCTCGGCGACTGCCGCGACATCGGCGGCGAACTCTGGCTGTGTCAGGATTGCACGGAGCGGAACGACCGCGAGGTCGAGCGGTCCCGCCTCGCGTGCCACCTCGGCGACATCCCCCCCTTCATGCGAGGACTGCCAATCGAACTTGACTAGCCCAAGGGCGCGGCTAGACTGACCGCATCTTTTCCCCTACCGCGAAACCGCCCCCTGCCGATCGGGGGCGGTTTCGTTTTTGGCCCTAGGATCCCGTCTGCGGCGTTCCGCCCTCGGGGGAGGTGTCGGGAGGGGGCGATGCCTCGGGCGACTCCTGCGGGCCTCCTGCCGCCCTAAACGGGACGAGACGGTTCAAGGCTTCGCGCCGCTTGCCACACCCGCACCCGCCCCCCGTCAACCGCCGAACGGCTCGGTCGATCCCCGTCGCCTCGGTGACGAGCGCGACCGCGTCGCCCAGACCGCGCAGCGCGGGACGAGCCGCCTGCGGGACGCGCCCGTTCGGCTGCGGTCGCCCGAACAGAGGCGGGTTTTTGAGGTCGCCCTCGCGGCTCTCCCGAGCCTCGCAGGTTTCGCAGGTCGCGACATCGAAGCCCTTGCCGCACTCGGGCGCAGAGGCGTGGATGCGCCACGCTCGGCAGTCCACGACGGGAAGCCGCACGCCGCGCACGGTGACATGAGCGTCGGTCAAGGCTGATCGCATAGCGAACGCACCTCAATGTCGTCGGCGAAAGTCTCGCAGTAGATGCTCGGATTCTGAAAGCATCCAAATGTGCAGCAGATGATCGGATTGTCTGCGTAGTCGCACGGGATCAGTTCGTACTGGAACGGATAGCAGCGGCACTTGCTCGACGCGGGGAAGTCCGCGTCGCAGATGAACGAGTACCCCCAGATGATCACATCGTCGTTCGGGTCGAGAACGCTGAAGTACGGGTAGAGCGGAGTGACATCAGGCTCCTGAATCGCGACGCATTGAGCGACGCTCTCATACTCACTCGGGCCGATGCAGATCGTCACGAATGTTTCGTCTGGCTCATCGCACCGCATCAGGCTGTAGCGAGTCCCCTTCGCGTACTGCGGGATCGACAGACCCTGAAGCGTGTACGGGTACGGCTCCTCCGCGCTGATCGACTTCGTCGTCGTCCACTTGCCGTCGCCGAGGTTGTCCGTGATGCACGGTCGCTCGTACGCACGCATCGACACCGAGACGCAATTCACGAACTTCGGGCTGATCGCGATGAACGGGACGATGATCTGCCCTAGAGCAGGGTCGTAATAGATCCCTGCGAGGTTCATCTCAAGCGTGTCGCCGCCGCGATACGGGGGACGACCGTTCGGCTCCTCTAGCCAGACGCACTCGTCGCAGGTCTGCCGCGTCCCGAGCCAGAACCACGGTCCCCACTCCGTGTTGATGTCAACCTGCACGATGCCGCGCAGTCTCGTCTGAATCCGCTCCGCGAACTCCTGCGCCGTCGTGCTGACCCCGAGCAGCGTCAGCCCGCAGATCACCATGCGCTGCGTCGCGATCGGACCCCAACAGGTGTTCCAGTTGACGGTGTCTACGGTCGGGATGAATGACCCCGTGACCCATGCCGTGACGGCGGCGGGGTTGTTGATGTCAACGCCCTGATCGACCGCGATGCACGCGGGGATCCGCACGGTGAAGATCGGCTCCTCCTGATTGATGACAGGCTGCGTGACGGGGTCCGTCCAATCGGCGACTTGCAGGATGAGTTCGTAGCAGACGGTCGCCTCCCAACTCTCTGCGGGATTGATGTAGGTGTCGCACGCGCTCGGGTCGATCGCGCAGAGATCCACGCCGTCGCAGCACTTGAACAGGGCAAGCGGGGGGCAGTCGGGGCAGGAGTAGAACTCGTACCAAGTCTGCCACTTCTGATTCTGACAGACGAAAATCCGCGAGCAGGGGCTGTAGATAGGGGATCCGTTAATTGACTCGCACGGGATGCAAGACCCGATTAGTTGCGTGACCGTCTTGACGATCGGCGCGATCGTCTCGGGAGGGCCGAACTCGCATGGCGTATTCGGGGGGATTCCGTAGGTGAGATAACAGGTCGAAAGACGGCACTTGACCTCGACCTCCTTCCCCGCGACGGTTCCGAACTGGTCGCAATGGTCGTAGCAGTTGCCCCAGAGTTCGATGCATTGATTCTCCTGCGGCGTGAGGATCTTGCCGCCCTCGCCGCTAGGGCAGTCAATGTCACCGAAGTCGCCCGCGTCTCCCTGCGGAGATCCCTGCGCCTGACAGCACGGACCCACGCCCTCGGGGTAGATCGCCGCGAGGTAGCCGACATTCGTGGGATAGGGCGTACTCGGTGGAGGACACGCGCCCGTAATCGGGTACGGGTCCACGATGTACGCGCAGCAGTTGTACACGATCACGACGCAGAGCGTCGGAGACGGAGGAATCGGCAGAGGCAGAGGAACGCCGAGCGACTTCAGGTACGGGACGCAGAGGTTGATCTTGGGGGGACCGCCCGTGCAGTCGATGATGTCGCAGCACGGGTTGTCGAAGTAGATCGGGCAGAGGTCCGCCCGATAGTAGACCCCTGCCTCGCAGCAGCAGGCGGCTGCGGTTTCACCTGCCATGCGTCACGCGCTCGGAGTCTCGGGAGCCTTGACCGCGTCGGCGATGTTCGCGCCCGTCTTGAGGCCCGCGTTGTAGGAGGCTTCCTTCTCGCTCGCGACGCGCTTGTCCTCGGCGGGTCGCTTTAAAAACAGGCCCGTGAGAACGCCTAGACCGCTCATCACGACCGCGCCGAACGGAAACGCTCCCGCGTGATCTCCGAGGATCGAAACCCCCGTATCAATGATGGACGCGAGCGCGTAGTAGCGGTCGTTCGCGTCGTCAATCGCCGACCGAAGCCTTTCGGTGTTCGTCTGGACATAGTTCGTCCAATCCTCCCACACGCGCTGCGCGTCGGCGAGAGTGATGTCTCCCTCAAGATCGTCGGGCGCGATCGCCTCAATGACGGGAGGCGGGACATCCACCTTGACCATCGACTGAAGGTCGCATCCCTGCGCGGAGACAAGAAACCCTCCGACGAGCAGCGTGATGCAGATCATGCAGTAGAACGCGATATCGGTCTTCATCGGTTGTTCTCCAGACGGACGAGCCGCCTCTGGATCTCTTCAAGCGACCGCGTGTGGGTCGCGTCGGTGATCGCCGCGCTCGCTTGCGCCTTCGCGAGATCGTTCACGACGCTCGCGAGTTCCGTGATATCCGATTGAGCGCGAGCCAACTGTGCGGTCTTTTCCCCACCTATCCAGATGATGGAGGCGATGCCGAACAGCATCGTCGCGATCTGGAGGATTCCGACCGTGTTGGTCGATGGCTTGGGGTCTGCGCTCATGGGGCCGCTCCGATGATTTGGTCCGCACGCTCGGACGAGAGCAGATTCGCGGACACTAGGTAGTCCATTCCCTGAATGGTAACCGCATCGGTGTTGACGACCTCCTGCGCGGCAGCGGCGAGTTGCAGAAAATCGGCAACCGTCTCGTCGGTCTGCGCGGCAGCGCGGATGCCCGCCCGCTCGGAGGCCGTGAAGCGAGTCAGGAACTCATAGGATGTCCACGCCTGCTCAACCATGTCACACCTTCAGGAATGTCGCGGGAGTCGTCGTCCCGTAGGGGTAGATCGGGGAGGGGACGGATGGCAACCCCGAGGCGAATGTCATCCCGTTTCGATACCAACCGTTGATGCCGACCGTTGTTGACGGGTCGTTGTAGAGTTCGGGAAGCCCGAGTCGGCTGTAGGCGCGAACGGTCGCTGTCGAAGAGGAATGAAACGCGAGCCAGTAGAGCGTTCCCGCAGAGAGCGACACCGACACGGCGGTTTCCTTGAGTCCCGTAGTCGAGGAATCCAGATCCGCGCTTACGGCAAGAGCCGCGCCAGTTGGCACGCCTGTACCGTCGTCGGCGTAGATGCCGACACGGATGAACGACCCCGCTACGGCGGTCGTCACGAACGCCGCGAGAGCCGTGATCGCGTAGTTGCGCTGCGCGATGTACGGACACCAGTTGACGCGGTTGGCAACTCCTGCGACCGTCGCGTAGGTCTGCGTCGTGGTGTGCGCCGTCAGGTAGTACGACCCCGCAGGAGGAGTTGCGACCGACGCGACGGAGGGCAGGTAACCGCCGATTTCACCGACCGTGCCATCGGTGCGCTTGGTGAAGAGCCTCGCGTCGGCGGCATTGACGGCGACCTCGCCGATGTCAAGTTCGGTGGGGTGAGGGACCACGCCCGAAACGGTGCTGCGCTTCAGCAGGATTGCCATTTAGTCCTCGCCTCCGTCGTAGACCCCGCCGTCGAGATTCGCGCCGAACTCGGGCTGCTGAAGGCAGGTCGTCTTGATCGCGTTCGGGATGCTGAACCAGAATCTCGTCGCCGATCCGCCTTCGATTTTGACCGACGAGTTCTGCTCGACCATCAGGACGATCGTGTCCTCGCAGATCGGGTAGGGTTCGATCTCGGCGGTCGGGAGGTAGTCCGCCTGCACCGCGCCCGTCGCGATGACATTCGCGGGGTCCTGCGAGCCGACATACTTGTTCCCCTGCTCGGCGAAGTTGCGTGCGACTCCAGACGCTGCGCTCGTTCGCTCGTAGCCTGCCATCGCGGTCGTCGGGGTCGAGGTCGTGTAGCCCGCGCCGCAGTTCGGCTCGACCTCCTGCCATGCGTAGGTCCATCTCCAGTAGTCGTTGCCCGAAGTGCCAATTCGCTCGGACCCGAGGATCCGCGCAGGGAAGATGCGGCACATCGGAGGCGCGGAGTCGATCCAGAGTTCGCCGCTCGACAGACGCTGCGCGTGGATCGTGCCGTTCCCGACCGCGATCATCGTCGGATCGGTCGGCAGGTCGCCAGAGGGACCGAGGATCCAGTCGTCTTCGCGAGCCTCGGTGTAGGTGTAGGGGACGAGCGTGTAGTCGTCGCTGCTCGTTCTGTTCGGGTTCCTTCCGACCGTGTAGCGCAGCATCGTGGCGCGGAACGGATCTACGACCGTCTTCAGCCAACCCGCCCAGACCGTCTTCCCAAAGAACACCTTCTGTCGGCGGTCAAGTTGATCCGCGTACTGCTGCACCTCCGCTTGCCATCCCGTGTATCCGATGCCCGACGAAGTAATCGCAGAATCGATCGCATTCGCGGGATCGGGCGCGACGCTGTTGTTCTTCGCCGTCATCGGGAACGATTCGATCAGGTTCATCGAACCGATACCCTGTCGAAACCGCTGACCGTTGAAAGGCAGATTTTCCCATTCTCCGCTCTCACGCGACAGGTCGAACGGGACACCCTGATTGATGACCGAGAGCGTGCTGTTGTATGTCGTAAAGCCCTCGGGAGCGCGGAAAGGCATATGCACCGACACCGTCGCGGACGAGCGGTTCCGCATCGACTGGTTGGTCGAGTCCCACCAGTCGAGGAGCGAGTCGCTCGGCGCGAACTCGCCCGAGTTCGGCTCAAACCCGCCGCAGACCGCCCGCTTGTAGTCGCTCATCATCCCGTTCACGGCGACGGGATCGGACAGGATTCGCTTCGCCCTGTAGACCGACGCGCTGTCTGGATCCCACATCACGCAGAATCCCATGCTCGCGAGGAACAGATCAATCAGCATCGCAAGCGAGGTCGCGCCGTTGAACATCCGCGTGATGCGAGACTCGCTGTACTCTCCAGAGTAGGTCGTGAGTTCGGCGAGGTCGATGGTCCCCACGGGGAGGAGGTTCCGCAGCGTCGTAACGATTGCGCTTGCGTCGTACTCCTCTGATTCTCTGGCGTTGCCCGTGAACCGCTTCGCGACGACGGGGTAGAGGTTGAGGTTTGACCAGTTCGCGTAATAAGTCCGTTTCCACCAGTAGCGAGCGTCAACCGCCTCCACCAGAACGACACCCGCGCCGCCGTCCGCCTGAATGTAAACAGGCTTCGGAGGCAGGAGGAACAGCGTGATTGACTGCGTCGTCGCCGCGCTGTTCTCTCGCCAGTTGAATACCGCGCTACCCTGTCCCTGCGCGGTGGCCCCCTGATAGAGCCGCGTCACATCTGCGCGGTTGATGAGGCACTTGACGCGAGTCTCGCGAGTCGCTCCTGCGGGGATGTCGATCGTAAACAGGTCGCGAGGGTCCATGCCCGCCATCTCGGCGTGCTGCATCATTGTGCGATCGGGGATCTTGCACGCGACGACGAAGGAGCCGACTTGGAACCACGCTTCGATCATGGCTTGTACCAATCGGAGGTTGTGACGGGATAGCGTTCGGTCGAGGTGATCCCCGTCGTTGGGTCCGCGCCCACGAACGGACCAAACACGCTCACGCTCGTTTCCTGCGAAGCATCGGTCATAACGGGGGACAGCGTCCCCGCGACATACCCGTTCGGCGCACCCCACGATCGGAAGTTGCCGTCCGCCGTGAATCCGTTGCTAGAGATCGCGTTGCCCTTGTCAAAGAGTTCGTAGACGCGCTCGTAAACTCCCGTAAACAGCCCCTGCCCCTGCGCGTCGTTGCGGCTCGCCGACACATCCCAGTTCTCCGAGATAATCATCGCACCAGACGGGTATGGGCGCATGACGCGAGAGGGAGCCTTGTTAACCTGCGCGACCTCAATGCGCTCGGTCACGCGCACGCGAGGCTTCATCGTTTGGAACACCAGATCCGCGCTCGTCTGATACGCGCTGCTCAACCGCACCATGCCGCCATCCACGCCGACCGCCGTGTGCGTGAGCGAGTGACCGATGATCTGCGTAAAACCGTCCGAATCGGCTTCGGGCTGCGACTGCTTTGTTGCGAGTTTGCCGTCGAACTCGGAGGTGACCGTGGCGGGCATATCCTGCGCCGTCACTCCGACTTCAATCGTCCCCCACGCATTGCTGCCCGTCATCACGGTCAACTGCGGGAGCGACGCCGTATTAGATCCCGTGCAGCATTGCCCTTGGATGCTGCTGCTCACATAGTGTGGAACCATCCAGTAGGTGTACGGCGATCCGCTCGCCTGCGGATTCTCGCCGCTAATTGTGGTGTTGATGCTGTTGGGGCCGTATGGATCGACTGCTCTCTGAAGAGAACGAACGACCGTGAACTTCTGGCCGACCATCGTCATCAGAGGAGACACGGTGACGGACGAAGTCGTTGAACTCGACACTACCTGCGCGTCCAGTTCAAATCGGATCTTGTGCCGCGAAAGGATCTCCTGCTCGGTGATCCTCATGCGCGTGATGATGATGCTACCGTAGTTCGCATTGATTCGCGTCTTGGAGAGAGCGATAGCCGCTTGAACAAGGAGCCTGTTGCCCGTCAGCCCTGCTACACCCGCGCCACTCATGTCCGCCTGCTTGAGCGACAGGTCGCCCTCAAGATCGCAGGTGAATGTCGCATTCGCGATGCCCGCCTCGCGAGCCGTGCGCTCAATGCTGAACTCCATGTCGCCGACGCGAACGCCGTCTGGCAGGTCGTAGGCGTGCTGCACATCGACAAGTTGATACAGCAGCACATTGCTCGCCTCGCTGTATGCGAACTGCTGCGACTCTCGCCGCCAACCCTCGCTCGGGGGCTGCGGGATGAACGCTCGTCGGAAGAGATCCGCATACGCTCCTGTGCTCCCCCATGTAGTTGGAGTCGTGGCGGGCGTGTAGTCGGTGTTGGTGGATCGTCGGTTAATGACGATCTGCCCGTGAACGGTTCGCGTTGCGCGACCCGCCGCGTCGAGCCGCATCTCCTGCGTCCATGTATGCGCGACAACGGGCTGACCGCACTCGCTAGTCTCGTCGGTAATCTCAAAGTTGATTAGCGCAAGACCCGTCCCATGCACGGCGTTGCCCGTGATGGTCGCCGTAGGCGCACCCTTCAGGCTAGTCGTCCTGCGGACATCAATCAGATTCGCGCCGTCGATGCCGAGTATCGCGCTCTCAATCTTTCCCGCGCTCAAACGAATCTCGTCGCGCAGCGTCCCCCAGTTCGTATCGACCATCATCGCCGAGCCAGAGATGGAAACGCGCAAGCCGATCGGGGTGATCCCGTCAGCGGCGAATATGACCTCCGAACGGTAGGAGTCGATATTCGTGTGCAGCAGGTTGTAGTCGACTTCGCAGGCGGTCGTGATGACGAGCGTGGTAGACATGGAAAGACCCTATCCCTATCGGTTTACGGATTGGGCTTGCGCCCGTCACCGATGCCGCCGTAGGAGCGGCGGGTAATCGCCTGCACATCTGCGAGGAACCAATCGTTGACCCCCATCGTTGTAGCGGGCTTCGTGTTTGCGCTGATGAGGCCGAGCCACATGAGGATCTGCTTGATGCCCGCCAAGATCTCCGACCCGAATGCAGCGATGGCCGTGCCTGTTGGACCCATGAGGCCGATCAACGCGCCCTTGATGACGCTGACCACGCCCGTCGCGATCAGGTCGAATAGGCCCGATCCAAACGCCTGCTCGGTCATCCTGTCAAGATTCATCGCCGCCTCGCCCAACATCCCGATGAACTTCGCCATCGGCAGTAACGCTTGGTAAAGAGTCTTGACGATCTTCTGATAGAGGATCGCCATCGGCGCGAGGAGTTTGTTGATCTCCAGAGTGACGGCGGATTGCGCGTCCGCCGCAAGCGTCGCCTCTCGCTGCACCCTTGCGAACGCCAATCCGTTGACCGCCGCCTCGCGAAGATCGCGGTTGAACTTCGCGATGTACTCGCCTGCCTGCGCTGCTGTGATCGCGCCCGAGAAACGACCGATGTCCTCAAGTCGGCGCAGAACGATTTCGCTCGCCTTCCCGAGCATCTTCCAAGTGGCGTACAGAGCCGCGCCGACGACGAGAAGCCCTCCCGCGACGATAACGAGCGGAGCAGCAGCAGCACCCAATGCCGCGATTGTGCCTCCCGTCGCTCCACTTGACGAGAGCATCCCCGCGAGGCCAGACGCGGAGGGGGAGGTGATGAATCCGAGTGCTTCGGACTTGATCGCGCTGCCCGTCTCAACGCCGCCGAAGAACTTCTGAAGCATCGCCATCGTGTTCGATGACGCGGTCTGCCCCGCCGCAGGTGCGCGAGGAGGAGTCGGAGAGGATCCGCCGCCACCGCCAGAGGGGATCGGGATACGGGGTCCGCCTCCAACGCTACCCCCGCCGCCGCTTGCGCCGCCCGCGCCGCCAACCCTGCCCATCTCGCGGATGTTGATGTTGATCGCGCCGAGGTCTTGCATCACGATCCCCAAGTCATTTCGTAGCAGTAGTCGTAGGAGTCGCGCATCGTCAGCCACCCGTCCATCTCTGGCTCGGCTTCAAGCGTGCCGCCCGAGCGGAACAGGAGCGCGACGAGCATTCCGTTGTATCTGGTCTGTGTCAGATGCGTGCGGAGCGCGGCGACGAACTGTTCAATCCCCTCGGTCCCTGCGATGCGATAGTCTCCGCGACCCGCGTAGTCGAGAAGCCCGCGCCACCAGATGACCACATCCAGATTCGCTCGGATCATCCCCACGCCGCTCTGCGGATGAACCGACGACTCGGAACCCGCGATCAACTGGATCGCGTAGGGACCAATCGCCTCGTCAATCTTCGCCTCGGCGAGATAGACATTGGTCCCGTACCCTTCTTCTTCCATCCATGTGATCAGGTCCGCACGGATGATGTTCAGGATGTCCGCCGTGTTAGCCATGCGACTTCAGAGCCTTCTGCCGCAGGGCGGCGATCTCAATGTCGCGGGCAAGTCTCGCGCTCCCCGTGACCTGAAACGCTGCTTGCGCCGCCTGACGCTCGTCTCCGAGCGCGATGGCAATCCCGCGTGCAAACTCCAAGGAACGCTGCGCCTCTATCGTCGGGATGTTCGCGAAGAGTCCCATTGCAGTCTCCTGATCGAACTCCTGCGGCATCCGCCCGTAGGTCGCGAGGAACCGAGCGGATGCCCTTATCCGTTTCCCGCTGCTTGCACTCGCGTCGTCATTCGCTGCCAAGCGGCGATCAGGTGAGCGTCCGTCGCGTCCTTCGCGACATCTGGCGTGCGGCTCGACCGCCGAATGGCGGCGGCGATCTGCGCGACCGTGGGCTGCTCCTTCAGCCCGATGTCCTCCTGAAGCGCGGTGAGCGTCTCCATGTACTGAATCACCAGACGACCCGTTGGGATCGTCACGGCGAACAGCATCGTGTCGTCGTCGTCGTTGAGTTCGATCATTATTCTGCCGCCGCCGTGTAGGTGTAGAGATTAGTTCCCGCAGTCGTAATCGCGTTGAGCGCGAGCGTAAGGACTCGCTCGCGGTTGCCCCATTGCGAATCTCCCACGCCGTCAGGCTGTAGGTAGCAGGTTCCGAACACATAAGTGCTGCCGTCATCGCCTTCAATCGTCAGCGCGAATGTCGCGTTGTTTGAGACGAGCCTGCGTCCGACAGGGTTGTTCGCTGCGGATGTCCCGCGCTGACTCAACAAAATCGTGTTCAGCACATCCTCGTCCCACTTGACGAGCGCGAGCGAGATCCGCGCCATCGTTCCCGTGAGAACGATCTCCTCGGGAATCTGACCCGAGAGAACGGTGCGGACATCGTGTTGCGTGTCCTGAAACTGGATGCTCGGGAGGTTGTCGTTGTCGCTGTAGCCGAGGACCGCCACGGATCCTCCTGTCACCTCGACCGAGATCGTCGTTGGGCCTGCTACCTGAATCGTCGTTGCCATCACCTGCTCCTGCGTAGGAGAACCTGACGAAGCCCTAGATAAACGCTTCGCCCGAAGTCGATCATATCCTCTCGCGTCGGGAGGATGAACGGTCTTGCGGGAACCGTAACGCCCTTCCACGCCATGAGGTAGTCCTTGCCCTTGAGAAGACCCTCGGCGTTCGGGTTCTGCCCCGTGCCGTGGTCCCGCGCTCCCTTGCGGGAGAGCGGGATGTAGTTCGGTCCTCGCGTCGTGAATCCGCGATCCTGATACGCGCCGTACTTGTTGCCGCGCATTCGGATCTTCAATCGCGAGTTGCCAAACCCCGAGCAAGTCGCGCCGAGGCTGCGGGCGAGACTGCCCGTGTCTCGGAGCGGCTGACCGCCGTTGCGATAGGACGAAGCCGCGATCCGATACTCGGTCACGCGCTTCGTTGCCATGACTTTGCGTGTCTCTACCGAACCGCCCTTGGGCTTGCGGAGACTCCATTCACCCGTGGGCGATCGGTACTGCGTTACCAATGCCTCTACGACCCGCTGCCGCTTGCCGAGGACGACCGCGCCCTTCGGCTTGCGCTGCGTCCAGAAGTCGCTTGACAGGCTTTTCAGGGGCTTGTGCTTCTCGGGGTTCCCGCCGCTTCCGCGCCCGATGTTCTGGCGGATGTGGTCGGACATCCACTCGGTCGCGATCTGCGCGATGCCGAGGCGAACCGCGTCGGATCGTAGAGCCTCGCGGACCTGTTGCGACCAAGGCTTCATGCGGGGTAGGTGTTGGGAAGCCTAGGCGGGAAGAACGGGCTGTTGCTCGCCTCGTTGTAGTAGTAGAGGTTCTGCACGGGGACGGCGACGACGCTCGGAGTTCCCGCCGTCGCGTTGCGCTCGACATCGCCGAACAGCATCTTCCCGTCGCGCAGGGCTTCAAGGTACGAATACGCCTGCTTGACGCGCTGTTCGATCGCGGGGGTGATCTTCGTGCCGCGCCTCTGGAACAGGAACTCGGCGGCGAGATCGACCACGATCGCGATCAGGAGCGGATCGTCCGCCGCCGCAAGAGCGGTGAGGTCTGCGTCGGTGTAGATGTTGCCGACGCGGCAGTAGGCGCGGACCATGCCGCTCCCTCGCTCTAGAGCCGCCGTCGTGATGTCGTTCGGCAGGGCTTCAGCGATTCCCGTATCGCTGCACAACTGCTCAATGATGTTCTCGTCAAGCGAGTGGATGATGTCGTTGTAGTCCGCGTAGACCGCCATCACGCACTCCTATGAATCGGGGGAGAGGGGTTGCCCCCTCCCCCCCGTGGGGTTGAGAGAGTCGCCAGATCAGGCGGTCACATCAAGGACGGCGAAGCCCGAGACGGGCGCGACGACCGCCGCGACCGAGTTGTCGATCACGCGACCTTCGATGCGGCGGTTGAGCGGATCGTTGAACTGCTCGACCGTCATGTCCTCGTAGGCGAAGATCTGGAGAGTGCTGAACGAGTTCGCGCCCTCCACGCCGACCAGACCCGCAGGACGCGACACGAAGTACGCGCCGTTTCCGAGGACATACGACGACGAGACGGTCGCGCCCTGCTTGCTCGTCACGACGACCGAGTCGTCAACGACGACATCGCCGAGGCCGAAGAGGGTCGAGGGGATGCCCCATCGCGAGAAGGTGTCGGTCCCCTGAAGGCACGACACGCTCTGCGCCATGTACTTGACATACTCCTTGACCTCGGGAGCCTGCGAGATGTAGTTCGCGACGGTCGGCGAGATCACCATGATCAGTTGCGAGGGGGAAACCGCGCCCGCCGTCGTCTTGCCGACGATCTGGAGAACCTGCTGAATCGTCTGCTGAATGTAGCCGTCGCCAGCGGCAGAGCCGACCCACGCGCCCGTGCCGACATACGCGCTGCCCACAGGGCCGTTCGACCCCGCCGCAGTCGTGTAGTTCGTCACGCCCCAGTTCGCCGTGGTCGCGAGCGCGGTCGCCGCCGCCGAGGTGCGGCGAGTCATCGCCAACTGTGCGCGGCTGCGAGCGTGCTGCGCGACGGTGTCCCACGCCGCCTGATTCGCAGTCTCCTGCGGGATGTAGAACGGGAACGCGAACCGCTCGGTCGTGTAGGACACGAACTCAAAGTTGTTCTGCTTCCCTGCGGGGCGATCGGTGCCGAGTCCCCATGCGTACTCGTTCGCGGAGGTGACGCGAGCGTTGTCCGCGACATCCTGACGCAAATAGTAACCCTGCATCTTGGTGACGGGGACGAGAGTCGCGTAGCGAGAGAGCGCGAACGAGTTGACGCTGCGGGTGAACTCCACCTGAAGCGCACCCGTCGCGATGTCGTTGGTCGTGGGGATGTAGGTCGAAAGACCCCCGCCGACAGTAGTGAATGCCATGTGCGTTTCCTTCCTTCAGTCAGGGGTCAAGCGAAGACGGGGCCGCGATAGCCGAACCGCCAAGCGCGGATGATGTTTCCAGAGGCTCCCGCCTCAAGAGCGATGTACGCAGAGACGGCGGTCGCGCCGCCTGCGGTGACGGCTGCGCCGTTTGCGTCGCTCTCAAGGTAGTCGCCCGCCGCGATCGTGCCGCCCGCCTTGACCTGAACGGTGTTCGACGGCTGAAGCGAGATGCGAGTCCCATCGACGGCGTTGTAAGTCGCGCCGAACTGGTAGACCGATCCATCGGTCACGCCGACTGGATAGTCGGTCTGGTCAGCGCAGGCCGCACCCGAGAACGGCTCGGTCGAGACGATCTTGACGAACGAGAACGGGTTGATGTTGCCCGTAGCGGTGAGCGGAGGGGTGAATCCCATGTCAGACATTGCGTGGTTCCCTTCTGTTTAGCGACGCTTGCTGTTGCGAGCGGCGATTGCCTTTGCGAACTCCTCGGGCTTGCCCGCGTACTCGCGGACCATCGCCGAGATTTCTTCCTTGGAGAGATCGCCGCGAGGAGTCGCGGCACGGCTCATGTCGATGCGAACGCCCATCGGGTCGCGGGCGAAGAGTTCGCGCCACGAATCGATCAGATCCTCGGGGTTGCGCGACGACGCGAGTTCCGCGATGAGGCGCGGACGATGCGCGGCGGGGATGCGGTATCCGTCCGCCTCCATCGCGTCGATCTCCCGCGAGAACTTCTCGGCGGCGAGTTCCGCCTTGATCTCGGCGAGTTCACGCGCCATGCGGGCGTTCTCGCGACGCATCGCGAATGTGTCGGCGTTCCCACGACGCGAGTAGCGCATCATCGGAACCTCCTCCTCCTCCTCCTCCTCCTCGCCGTGGGAGTCGATGTCGATGTGAATGCCATCGCCCTCGCCCTCCTCCTCGGCGAACTGCGAGACAAGGAAGTCGTCGGCTTCCATCTCCTCCTTCTCGTCGTCGTTCTCCTCGCGCTCGGCGAGAAGTTCGTCGTCCATCATCTCGTCGTCGTCGGCGAAACGCTTCTTGAACTCCTCGCGCATCTCATCCATCTCTGCCTTCATCTTCGACATTTCCTCGCGGAGATCGTCGTTCATGGGCTTGCCCTTCTGTGCTGTGGGAACGAAAGTCGAAAGACCGCCCCCGACCGTTCCCATGTCGAAGCGGAGGTTCCGTGCGAATGAAACGAGTTCACCCTTGCGGGTGAAGTTCGTGTCGGGTAGCGGTCTGCGCGGAGTCTCGCGACCGAGGAGCGCGACCTCCGACAGATGGTTGTGTTCCTGCCAGATCTCCGCGCTTCGGCGGGGGAACGCATTGCTCGCGAGAAGCCGCTCCCACGCGCTTCGCTCGACCTCGCAGTCTCCGACGATGTAACCCACGCCTTCGCGATCCTGATACGCGATCTTCGTGAACCGCCCGACGCTTGACTTCGGCTCGTTCCCGTCCTTCTCATGCATGACGACAAGACGCGGGAACGAACCCTTCTCCATGTATCGGTTGGTCGATGCGACGATCTTCTGCACTCGCTCGTTGTCGAAATCGCGCAGTTCCGAGTCGCTGTCGCCGTCGATAGACGGGTCGTAGGCGCAGAACACCTCAAGGTCGTGAATCACGACCTTGTCTCCGTTATCGGTGATGCGGTGCGATGGGTTCGTCATGGTTGTCGTCAGGGTGCGGGAGGGCGCGGCGCACCGCCCCCATCGGATGTGTACGAATAGAACCGAGCCGCCCCGAACGCCGTCACTCCCGCGAGCAGATAGACCGTTCCAGTTCCAGTCTCATTTGGCGGGAAGATGCTAAACCGCAAGACATCGTTTGGATATACGGTGAAGGGGTTCCCGATCGTATAGGTAGCGGGGATGCCGTTTCGGTTGATGGTGAGGGTGGGGCTGCTCGTTCCCGCGATCACAACGATTGTGTCTACAGGGTTGACGAGCCAATCGTAGTTTTCCCACGCGGCGAGCGACTCGTCCTGCGTCGCTTCATCCCATGAGAAGTAGTTGGTCGCACGGACGGTTGAGTTCGCCGCCGATCCGCCGTACCAATCCGCAGGGAACTGGTTTGTCTTGTATCCCGCGATGCGATACGCGCCCGCTAGGCGAGTCGCGCATCGGTTGTATCGCGGGAATCGGATCAGCGTCATGTCGTGTGCCAGAGAACGCCCATCGTTGGGCTTCCCGATCCTGTGAACTGCGCGGTGACGAGACGCGAGCCGATAGGGTCGATGACCGCGCTCGCGGCGAGAGCGTTAGTCGATGCAAGTACGGCGGGATTGAAGGTGCTGTAAGACGGAGAGATAGCGGTCGGCGTGATGCCGTTGAAGAGATTCCGCGACTGCCCGCTCTGTGGAGCGAATGACGGGATCGGCGATCCAGATCGGAATGCCAGCGTCGCATGGAACAGCGTCGTCGGCATCCAGTAGACCGTGCCGCTCAAGTTCGTGAACGACTTCCATCCCGTGAGCCGCATCGCAATGCCCGTTCCGCTCGCCGCGCTGCTGAACGGAGTAACGAACAGCAGCGAGGGGTCCGAGACAAGACCGCCCGTCGCGCTGCTCGTTGCGTCGTATAGCAGTCCCGCCGTAGGCTTGGTCGTGGTCGGAACGAGATCCGAGAAGGCAGCAGAGACTCCCGAGATCTGGACGATCTCAAGGGGGCGGTCGAGTGTCGCGATTCGTGCGTCGGCCATGCGGGAATCCTATCAACCGCTTATGAACCCCGTGTCGGGTACAAGCCCTTTGTCAATCAGATTTTGCCGCGCTCCGTTGTGCCGTTTGATCGCGTCGTAGTCGATGTTGCCATCCTCGTCTGCGAAGCCTGCGCGGATCGCCTTCGCGATGGAGATCGGCGACCACGCACATCGGCAGTTGAACCCGAGCGGGGTCGCGATTCCCATGCTGTCGATCTGCGCGACCGTGGCGACATAGCCGTCCATCAGGCGATGCGTCTCTCGCGTGCGCTTGTCCCGCGTCGCGTCGAACCGCATGAGCGGAACGAACGCCTGCACGGTTTCGTCTCGCACGATGTCGAGCCGCCCCTGCGTCTGTGCGCGGTTGACATTGGTTCGGTACACCGTCTCAAGGCGAGCCGAGGTGAGGTCGGTCCCTGTCTGAAGCGTCGCCTGCTCCACGAAGTCGCCGACTCCGAGCGTCTCTAGACGCTTGCCCGCGACGGACACGGTGACATCCTGTCGGATGACTTTCGCGAGCAGTTTGCGGGTCTGCTCGACCTGCTGCTGCGTCATGCCCGTCGCAAAGAATGTCCCCTGCACCGCCGCCTGCACGGCGGGGGTCCGCCGCACCTGCACCTCCTCGGGCAGTTCGGCGACCTCGGGCGCGGGGGCCGATCGGATCAGGGCTGCGAGATCGGGGCTGCGCTCGGCGATCTTCGCGAGCGCATTCGCCTGCTCGTCGGTTGCCATCTCCCGCGCCGCCTGCTGCGCGTGCGCGATGAGGGCTTCCCATTTCTCTCGGGTGAGAGGCATCAGTCTGATATATCGCTTGACGACCTCGCGAGACGGCCCGCCGCGAAACACGGCGACCACATCATCCAGAGGAGTCTCGCGAGCGAACGCCGCCACGGGGGGATCCTGCACGGCTGCGAGGTCCACGCCTGCCTGCCGCAGCGTCGCGACCGCGCCGCTCGCCCACGACGACAGCAGCAGAGCCGCCGTAAGGCTCTCCCACGCCCTCCAGTACGAATCGGGGTCGTCGCCCTCTACCTGCGCCGCGACGGCTCTGCGGTACGCCTCCGCGCCTTCGCGGGCGACCTTGGCGATGAGCGCATCGGAACTCGCTGCCATGCGTCACGCCCACCACGATCGGCGGCTGAACGCCTTGGGAGCGTCGGCGGGAGGCTGCTCCCCCTCGGGCGGCTCGCCTCCCTGCGAGAGCCAGTTCGCGACGGGGTCCGCGTCCCCGCCCGAGGGGGTAGCGGCTCCGCTCGTCGCGCCCGAGAGAACGCGCTCTCCCTCGCTCGGCTCTGCGAGTCCGAGGAGGTCGCGCACTTCGCTCTCCGCGACCGTGCCGCCGATTTCGATGAACGACTTGATCGCCTCCAAACGCTCCTTCGGATCGGGACGCTCGGGGGCGAACTCAAACCGCAGACACGAAGCCTCCTCCGCGCTCGCGCCGAGCATCTGTGCGACGACGCGCACGAAATCGCAGGTGAGGCTGTCCGCGAGCGCGTCGGC